GGACATTGGTGAACTTGGGCGCCATGGTAATGGCTTCCGGGTGGCCAACGATGGCCTGGTAAGGTGAAGCAGTAGTTCCAGCGCCAGGGACCAGGGGAGACTGGAGTACGTTACAACCAGCCACCTTGCCCAGCCAGCCGGTGTAGAGAGCGCCTTCAGGTGTCCCGGCATTCAGGGCATAGAAGGCAGGGTTACTGATCAAGCCAGTCCGCATGTTAGGATGGATGACCAAGTAGCGATCATCCCATGGGGCGATATCAATGCCATTGCCAGCGCCGACATCAAGGTACTGCATGGCCTGATTGACGTAATCAATGGCCTTGGTGTTGGCCTGACCAGGAGCAGACGAATACTGCCAAGCCGTGACGCCGGTCGCCATGGTGATGGTGTTCGCGGCGGAAGCATAAGCACCACCAAGGATCGTGGATTCAATCGCCAAACGAAGACGATTGACCAGTTCATTGATGAGTGCCCCTTCCATATCTACGTCGATCTGACTACGATCAACGTCCGTCACCCAGAATGCGCCATTGAACGCATAGTTGATGATCAACTGAAGCGAACCAGCCTGAATGCTCTGCCAGTTCACATCACCATCATTGTCTGAGGCCGTGACAGTAATGTCAGGGATCAGGCGGAGATTGAGAATACTGCCAGGTCCAAGAATGCTCCCTTCCCAGTTCGTGTTGCAAATGTAGTTCGTGATCGAACCAGCATAGAACTTCTGAATGAACTGAAGAGGATAAATCTGGGGTTTAAAGGCAGTCAGGTTATTGAATTGAGGGCCCAAGATGTTGCCAGCCATGTGATTCTCCTATTAGAAGTTGTTATTGCCGATGGCGAATGAGAACGAAATCACGCCACAGTCAACAACAGCCCCGGCTGCACCACTCGTGCCGGTCGTAAGTTTAAGGAAGTCAGCAGTAGTATACAGTTTTGCAAGCGAAAAGGGAGAAACACACATAGCGACGGAAGTAAGAGAGAAGGTCGTGATGTACTGAGTGGCCGATTCAACATCGCCCAAAGAGCCCGTTGAACCAGTCTGGGTGCTCGCCGTAATCACGTTGATGAAAGCGGAGATGACATATTCACATACACCAAGCGCACCACCACCAGTTGTAGTAGGGCCAAGCTCAAGCACAGAAGCTACGTCACCCGCAGTCGGGGTATTCGCGCCCCAATCGGGCGAACCAACAAAGAATGCCTTGCGCCGGATGTTAGGCGTATCACCAGAAGTATCCCAAATCTGGTAATTCCTATCCGTAAGATAACCCGCACCAGCGCCAGTTGACGCGATTTGGGTAAGATTAATAGCTGCCATATCTCACCTTTTTTGTGTTTGTAGGAGGGTTTGTTCGTATCTTGCCATTAGATCCTCACCAAGTTTGGGCTTCTTGTCTCGATAAGCCTTATCGACAAGATCCTTAATGTTAGCGAATTCGTAATCATTCAGCAGGCGTGGCGCTTCGGGTGGATCAACTACGACTCGGCTAGAACCCATCAGAGACGCATTGGCCAAGTCTGCAAGGGGTTGTCGCTTCCCGTTTACAGAGGTGATCCCATTTGAAACCTTGAAGGCACTGATGACCTGGGCCACGAACTGGGGCGTGTGTGCGTAAGGGTTGCTAATTGCGTGGGAGTACTCAGGTGCAACCGCCACACTCCATGTTACAAGCGCATCTCCATGAGTTGCTCCAGGCATGAATAGATCAACGTCTGGAATCAACCTGCGAAGTTCCTTGTCCCAATTCTGAAGATACAACTGCTGCCTTTCTTCCTCAACAGCCTGTGTAGTCTTGGCACTTCTAGCCTCAATAGCTGCAATTTTGGAATCAGCCAATTTCTGGACTTGTTCAAGCCGAGCGTTGAAGCTCTTAGTAATGAGATTCAACCGTTCCGCTAATGCGGGGTTCTCATTGGCAAATTCGGGATCATCTTCGGGCCGATAAACGGGTACTGCCTCCTCTTGACGAGGCCGCGCCAACTGTTCCTTCAGTTCTGCAAGTTGATCTAGGATTTGCTTATTGATAGCCGCGTTGGTTTCGCGTTCTGCCTGAAGTTCCTTCGAGAGTGTTGCCGCCTTCTGCTGTGCGGGAGAGAGAGCCCGTTGGGCATCCGACAACCGCTTCTTATACGTTTCCGTTTCACGTTGCCAGTCTACAGTGGGTTCGGTAGGAGCCGAAACGACTGGGGCAACCTCTTGGACCTGTGGAGGATCATCAACTGATACCGTATGGGCAAGTGGAGCTTGAGTGGCAGGCACCTCTGAAGCAGACTGTTGATTGACCTGCGTCATGATGTAGTCCAACTCTCGCTGCCTGCGGGCGGCATCGTGGTTGACTGGGGCGTGTGTGGTTGGATTGAGTTCAGTGGTCATTTAAATTCTCCTTGCTGGCCCTTGCGGGGTACAGCTTGTGTTTGGAAGAGGTTGCGAAGGTCTTTGAGTTGCTGAATGCGGCCCTGGACCAAGCAAACTGCCTGTGGGCCATTCTCGGTGCTGACTGTATCCATATCTTCACGATAGGAATTAATCTGGCGTTTCATCAATTCGTTTAGGGCCTCCCCTAATTCACTCCCGGCCATGGACTGAATTTTCTCGGCTAGTTCTTCATTCTTGATTCCGGTAAAATCTCTCACTTCTTACCCCCATTTACCTGTTGAGGGATGAGGTGGGGATGGTCGCCAAGGACATTCGGGATGGGCTGATGTGCCCGATCCCCAATATTACTTCCTAATTCATGCGCCTGATTGACTTCCTGGAAGTGCGAAAGTTGAGACTGGGATTCAAACGCGGCCTTCACATCCGGCGTCATGAAGCCCCAAATCTGAGCGGCTTCCTTCATAAAGGCAGTCTGCAAGGAAGACCCTTCACCCGAGGATTTCACAAGTTCTAGGATGGCATCTTTGACCGGCATCTCGGCACGGAGTTTAGGCACCGCATCAATACCAGCACTCACCGCCTGGTTCTCCTGGGCCTGCTTCATCTTCTGCTGCTGGACCTGTTCAAACTCGGAAGCCGAATAGAATAGATCCTCATTATTCAGACTGCTATACCGCATGAATGAAGCAAGGAAGTTCTCCCACTTGATATGGTCAGCAGCGCCCTGGATATTTCCGAGGTTCTGAAGCAACACACCCATGGCCTCAATCAAGGATTCCTTGGCCATCAAACCACGAACCCCATGGGCTGTGACCATGAACCGCCCTTTGATCGTTGGGTCATTCGAGGTGGACTGAAAGAAGTGAATGAACTTCTGGACCATCGGAATAGTTAGGCGGTTCTCGATGTTATAGGCCACCGTCTTGAGGCTGGAGACCGCATTGTTGAACTGGAGCGATGCACCACCTAGCGTCCGATTATGAACTCCATCCCCCTGCATCCCTTGGAGGAAATTAGGAAGCCCTGTCTGTTCCTGGGAAAGCCGTTCCTCGTTCTGCTGAACCTTGAGGATATTATCTAATCGGCATTCAGGGACAAAGAAGGTGATTGGGTTGGTATTCATCCCAACCTTGCCCCGGATCGCCCAAATCTTTCTGGGCTTAATTTCTAGGACACTGGTGGGATCTGCCAACTGTTCGAGGTCAACCGTCACCTGGGGGCCAGAACATAGGCCCATGTTATCCATTAACGATCTTTCACAAGCATTAATAGCGTCTTGTGAATCAAACATCATTTCTGGAGGGCCAATCCCCCAAATACTATTCGGAGCAATGGAGTAAGGCACTACATAGACTGGAAGGCGGTTCGTGTGCAGGGCCGAAACGGCAACTTTAACCACCTTCCCGCCAATTGTCCAAATCTGGACGATGGCCTTTTCCTTGAACCGATCCTCTGGAATCTCACTTGCCCCAGCATCTTTAAGGTCTTTGGCCGTTAAATATCCCCACCACTGGAGGCACACATAGCGGCCATTAGGAACCGACTGCTGAGGCTGATGATTGAGTGCATTGACCGCTGTTTCCCAATAGGTGGGTTGCCAGATTCCATTGGGATAATCTTCAAGTACTTCCTTAACTGCATCATGCCGGAAGGTTTCATCATCCAGCATTTCCATGACCTGGCCCTTGCCAAGGGTCATGCGCCAGATGAAATACCGCATCTGCTCTACGGTCATCGCCGATGGATCTGGATAGAAATCCAATGGTGAAATCTCATCCATCTGGAAGAGGTGTTCATCCATGATGCCCAATTTAATGAGTTTCTTGATCTTCTCGGAGATAGAAGGTTGGGTCTGCCCAGGAACAACCGTCTTTGCAAGAGCCCCTGTGATCATGGTCACAAACTTACCAACCGGCCCTTCATGAACAGGGTCCATGGCGTCTGCATCATCATCTACAACCGTTTCGGGGTTCTTGATGACCTGCGGACCCATCATGATCCCAGTTCCAAATAGGGAGAGATTCCACAGGAACCCGAGCAATTTGTCATTCAGTTGCGTGTAATCAGATCCGCGTTTGATCTTCGATGTAAGGCGATCCGCCTTCTTACCGGCTTTCTGATAGAGAGTGTCCCTAATTTGATCAGGCGGCATTCCAGACTTTAGAAGTTCATAAGCCTCTTCTGGATCAACCGTTTCAGTGTCAGGCGTAATCGAATACGATTCCTGTCCTGGAGGACATAGGATCGGCATAAGAAGCGCAACGGCAGTTTGGATTTTGGGGCGGGTCGCATTAACGAAAGCCTGACTAGATGTAGATGTAAAGTTGAACCCCGGCATATAAAAGGCGCGGGAATTAAATAGTGCCCGAATGAAAATCTGCTGCTCTTGAAAGAGTCTGGCACCACTCGCTGATTGATAGTCATGCGCTACCCTTCCGGCGAGATCACTACCCGCAGAAGAGGCATAACCTTCAACAATGGCGGGAGGCGCGGCGCTGTCCTGCGAAAGCGATAAGCCCTCTCCCATTGCCATGAATATCTCCCGTATAATAATGTCACCGAAATTTGAATCCTGTCAAGTGCTCAAATGCCTATTCTTGGATCAACAGGTGCCCATTGTATAATCTGTGGAACCTGCCTAATCTTGTGTGTTCCGGGCACCCTTGCCTCATCTAGTGCCATGATCGCATATCTAAGTGGATCAACTAGATCATCGTCCTTCTCAATTACTTTAACCTGTCCTGTCTTTTGGTTCTTTGTCATTCGATAAAGTCCCATCTGCCTAATTAGTTCTGGGCAGGTATTAAAGATATATAACCGCTTTTCTGCCAGCATTGTGTTGATTAGGTTGATCGAAAACTGAACAGACCCAGACTTTGTATTAGCATTTGAGATTGATAGGCCCTCATCAACATACATATCAAAGAGATTCTTCCCGTCTGTGGGAGAAGCTCTATGAGAAGATGTATCAATCTTGAAGTCAATATCCCCCCAACGGCGAAGGGCTGAGGAATGAATCACGGGTAGGTTTTTGACGTTGAGGTATTCCTGGAAGACATAGGCGGTTGAGGCTTGGTCATCATAAGCAACCCTCACCGCACCTGTGGCGTGGCCAAATCCAACGTCTAACCCAGCGATCTGCCGCCAGCTAGGCTCAATCTCGAATGGGTCACAGACATAATCATCTTTGGAGAACTGGAAGATCCGGCCTTCCCCAGCCCCAGGACGCCCATACATGCGAGACTCCTTCAACCAATCTGGCATCGTGAGTTTGTGCATCTCGATCTCTTCTTTGTCGAGAGTCGTATTGTCTTCCATCGAGAACTGGTAGTGGCCACAGTATTTCTCTGGCATCTTGTCTAGCATCTGGATCAACTCTGTCTCACCAGCATATGGATAGAACGAAAGGACGATGTATCCCTTCAAATCAATTAAGCGCATTTGTATTTCATTGAAGATGTTTAATGGCGGCTCAATCATACAATACCCTATACCCTGACGGTAGTTATAGAAATGGTTTCCATAATAGTAGTAATTACCGCGATTGGAATTAAATACAAAAGGGTTATGATCAAACCTTTGGTATACCCTGCCATATCTAGGATGATTGTAATAGTTCATATTTCCGCGACTATAGTTCCTTGAATACTGCGGTCTGTTTCCATATCGCGCATTGTTACCATTCCAGTTCTGCCGTTGATAATTTCTTTCCAC